CGCCTATACAGTACTCCCTGATGTCACACAAATCCTCGTTGACTCCGGCCTCACGAAGCGCGCCAATCCAATTGCGCTGAAGTTCAGCGCTAATTGAATGGTCGAACTCCGTAAAGTCAAAGCTCATAACAACTCCACCTTCAGGAAAGCTCGTGACAGAATCCATGACAGAGATGTGATGTACAATCTTCTCATACTTATGAGAATAGTAATCGCGAAAACCCTGCACTATCATCTGCCAAGCGTAGTTGAAGGTACCAGACATGCCCCAAACTTCTCTCGCTCTCGTTCTGAACACGAAAGGCGAGAATTCTGGAGGAAGGCGTTTATTCGCGTCGACATCGCTTCCATCTTCGGTGTGTGCTTTCCTGGTCTTGGGCGTCACCCCGATAATCTGACCGAGTGAATTATACTTCACTTCTTTCATACTATCATATTGGTATCGCCTACCAACCGCGAACATAAGGAACACGCCCACAGAGGTTAGTGCTTCCGCCCCTCCCTCTCTCCACTTCGCCAAGAAGGCGTCGGGTTGATGAATCCATCTATGGATAATCTCGCCCTTGTATTTTAGATCGTGAGAGAAAAAGGGGACAGAGCTATGTGACATCTTTGCTATTGATAACGCGAGTCCATCCGTGAATCCTTCAGTCATCTTCCGGCATATAATCTTATGCACGTGCATAAGTTCTTTTGATACCGGCTTATCCCGCTGGATGACAGCGGGCACGCCAAGAGGGTTCATTGGATGCCCCGCAAGGTTCAACAACATGTCGAAGTCAGAGTTGATCTGACCATAGCCGTTGCCCTGATACTGCAGATATAGGTCATGAAGCTCAGCCGTTATTTTGGGGAGCCAATGACTGTAGCGCGGATCAGAATACACGTGGGGAAAGATTTCTATCGATCTGTCTCGGTAGAAGTTGCCTGCCCACTTTTCAGCCTCAAACCCCTGGAGGAAGAAGGCTGCTTCATCCGACGTCAACTCAAACGACTTGACCATGCGCGCGGATTCCTATATGCACGTGTTCACCCTTAGAAGCGCCGGTCGAGCCTTGCTTCCAGACAGATCCGTTGCGCGCAAAATGGCACAGAACAACCTTCCACAGTGAGGCGTTCTTGATGAACTTTGGCGTCATGAGGAACTTAACATAGTTCCCGGACCTGTCATTGTAATCCTCCTCGACAGACTGAATGTCAAAAGAGACACTCAGCCGATCTTTTAACTGGTCAACGGTGAACTCGCGCGGCTCCTTGAACACGACGTCCCAACCCGTGTGTTCCATCTGTCTATGGTACACGGGGTGAAACCTCATGCCAGGAGCTCTGACATACGTATCGGGGTACACCATACCCACCACAGGCTGCAGAGCTGCCACAACGTAGTTGATGAAGGTAGTGTCTCTTCCGCGATCGGAGATGATGAAGCGCCAATTTTCGGCAATTTTGGGGCGCTCAGGCAACGGAGGCACCTGAGCCTTATTAACTTTTTCTAAAACGGGCATAAGCCCTCCTTTATATGTGCCTCGCAAAATTAAAAGGCTAGGGGATGGCGAGTTCATCACCGGCCTATGGATAAATTTCAATGTGGAAGTTCTCGACGGTTCGCCCAATCCAAGATGTGACCCGTGACTTCCCAGCGATAAGTTTATCGATGATTTGCCAACACAGGCCATAGATGGAAAGGAGATAGGCGAGTGGTTCTTCTGCGTCCTGGGCCCTCTCGGAGTTTATCCACTCCGAGGCGCGCAAGGCGAGATGCAAGCCCTCGTGGTGCCTAACACTCTCCACACCCCATTTTCCGATCTCTTTTATCGAATCAAGCTTGTTGTCAACCCACACAAGGACTACTCCGTCGTCAATAACAACGGTGCGTCCTACGCAACAATGATCAGGCGTAGGCTGGTACTTGACGGCCTTGCCAAGTGTTTTGACACTGTCGTCGAAGGAACAGCCATACGCAACATAAAATTTGAAACCGTTCAAGACGGGTGAGTAGTAACCTAAAATCATTACCTCTCCGCGGCCTTGTTACACAGCTCGAGAGCTGGAAGGAACAAACCAATCAGCTTGGTATACTGTTCAACGGTCTTCTCGATAAGGTGCTTCATCACGAAGGAGTCCGTGTTGAAGTACAGCTCCAGGTCCGTGACGAACCCCTGCTTCGTGTCGACGCGTTTGTCATAGAAAGCGCCTGCTCTTCTGAGCTGCTCAAGGTCAAACGGTCGTTCACCGTGTAACGCGTTTACGGCAGCATGATCAAGGAGATGCTCAATAAAAGAAGTACAATGCAAGGAACTCGCTCGTGTAACCCAACATGCAGCGTGGTGGTCGCGATTAAGATCATGCGATCTGTACCTTGCTTCTGCGCCTTCATAACGAGCCTCTCTTGAGGGGTCATCTTCTTGAATGCTCTCGACGTACCTTGCGATGTCCAACTTATCGCGATCGTGCATCAGAACTCTCTGATGCAAATCGAACGTCATCTGGCTCACCAGAGACGCGTTAGAATCGTAATCACGTCTCCGCAAGACCGTCCTGAAGAAGGCGGGCTTTGCAGGATCGAAGAAGGAGGCCGCGTGGCGAACCAGCACGTCGCCATATGTAGCCTCCATCTGCTTGATCAGCAGCATGTGCTGCTGGATTGCGTTGCTACTCTTAATCATAATATACTCCTTACTTTTTCTGCTCGATGGTAAACGTCTCATCACGCAGCGTCGTCTCGTTGGGGTTAAACGGGTTAAAAGTCAACCCCGCGTTTGTACCCAAAACCTGAAGAAAGGTGTCAACCCTTCCCCTGACTTTGGGGTCGATTTCCAACAGCTTGGTGATTGCGATAGCGCAGTAGCGGGCATATTTCTGCCTCATTACCTTGCCTTCCATTGCCTTGTCGACCGACTGAAGATACTTCTTTTGACGCTGAAGTTCAGCGATCTTTTTCTGCATCTTCTCGATGTCTGCTTCGATCTTTCCGATTTTGTTGGTTCTTGTAGTCATGTCTAATCTCCTAAAGGACGACGTCCTTTTGTGTTTTATAGTTGGGAAGCTCGTTGGGCTTAATATGCACGTCAACGAATGGGACAGTGATGTCTCCGAACGCAAGGTAATCAAGCATGTGCTCGTCAGGTTGCATTCGAACTAGCAGTCCTCTCTCTTGTAAGTACCTTGCAAGTGGCGACTCCATGGCCTTTTGGTACCACTCCAGGTATCGTCCGATTTCCTGCTCGTACTCGTAAGGCTGCCTCGCTTTGAGCGATTTGCGTACGGCTTCTTCGTCAGCAGGGACGAATCCCCCGACGAAGTTAAAATCGTCGTAACTGCCACCGTCATAGCAATGATTAAAATTAGTGAAAATGACACTGAGATGTCCCTCCTGTATGTTTAGAGACGTGGCAAGTCTTAAACTTTTCCACATCATGTTTGTGATTTCTTCGCGCTTGCTTTGCGTCTGCTCATGCATCTTAAAGACACCAAAGTATTCGTCGGTGTCCGTAAAGTCAAAATGAATTGACGGGTCAATGCCAAGAGCCTTTTTCGCTTCATGATTAAGGAAGCGGAAACAGCGCTGAGCGGAGGTCTTTCCCGAGGTGGGGAAGCCATAAATACAGACGGTCCTTTTCCCGACAAAGGGCTTCAAATCTACTATCATAAACCCTCACTTTGTTAAACATCCCGAC